CTAGCATCTAGTCTTGTATCCAGCGTTGGTAAATTAGCCGACAATTTTAAGTTAAAGTTTGCAAGCGGATTTGATAACATAGCTCGTGGAATTCTTCAACGGTTTGGTATTAATCCACAAACCGGTAGAATGGCAAAAGATGCTCTTGGTAGGTTTACAGGTAAAGAACTTAAATCAACAGCAGTAATGATATCAGAAGCATTTGATCTGTTGCGTTTAAATGTTACTAGATCCTTTGGTGTTGGTTTAGATGGTGGTAAGATTGGTAGGATTGTATCTAAAGCTGGCAAGTTAATGTCAGTTATTATTAATCCATTTATATCAATTGGTCAAGGAATTAGTGGTTGGATGACAGGATCAGGGGCAAAGATGCTCGTCCTCTTATCCAGTGTTATGGGTATTTCTGGAGGTGCGGCCAACATTGGTAAGTTTGCTAGATTTGCACTTAGGATCTTAAAACCAATTGGATTCTTGTTTTCAGCTTATGATGGTGTAATGGCCTTTATGAATACTGAAGGGTCTTTCCTGGATAAGTTCGTTGCAGGAATTGGTGCGTTTATTGGTGACTTTGTTGGTGCACCTCTTGACTTGTTAAAAAGTATTGTTGCATGGGCATTGGAAAAACTTGGATTTAAAGAAGCTGCAACGTGGCTACAAAGTTGGAGTTTTGAAACAATTATCAACGACCTGATTGGCGGGATATATGGTCTTGTTCAAGGTGCGGTAAAGTGGGTTGAAGAATTGTTCACAGATCCTGGAAAGGCACTAAGCGATTTGTTTTGGGCATATATTAAACTCACCAGCGGTGTGTACAAAACCATTGGCGAGTGGATATACAACATTGCTGTTAAACCATTGTGGACTTGGTTTGAGAACACATTTCCGGATTTGTCAGCATGGATTTCCACCGCGTGGAATGACGCTTTAGGGTACGGTGGCGACTTAGGAGCATGGATTTGGAATAACTCGATTGGACCATTGGTAGATTGGATTAAAAATAAATTTGGCGGTTTGGCAGAATACTTTGGTTTAGATGTAGACTTGGGATTGCCTCGCCAACCCGCACCACCACCCCAAGCGCCACAAGGATCAGCGCTTGCGAATCCACCGCCAGGCGAGGATGGCCAGAAAGGATATTGGAAATCTCTTGGCAGAGGCAAGGGGGACGAATGGGTTTCATATGAACCACCAATTACTACAGTTCCAAAAACGACAGGTCAGAATTTACAACAAGCACAAAGTAGTCTCACCAGTTCACAACGTAGTGCTTTGAGTGGCGGTGTAGTTGCAAACAATGGTAATACTACTATCCACAAAGGCGGCGATACTACTATTAATCTTGGCCAAGGGGATAGACCTAGCGCCCACGACCCACGCCGCGATTTGCAGCGACTGTATGTCCTCGGATACGGTTCACGAGGATAATAAAAAAGGCCCAGCGTTACACTGGGCCCTCTGTTTATCTAAATTAGCTAAAACTATTAACTTTGCGCAAGTTTCGCAAAGTAATCCATAGTCTCATCATTCTCAGTACCATCACTCATAGAGAAGTTCTCTGCGGTCTTGATAGTAGGAGCTTCCATAGTGTTGTCTAGAGTAGCAGTCTCACGAATCGTGCGAGGTGCAGACTCACCAAGAACCATATTCAGACGAGCTTTCAACTCATCATAGCTCTTGAATGTGGTAGGATCAACAAACTCACCAATTGAGTGTTGCATATCGTAGATAGCCTCCAACTTAGCTTCATCACCACCAAACAGTGCAGAAGCGGCCTTGAAGTACGAAGCATCATACTTAGGCAGAGGCTTACCCCCAACCATCTCAGAGCTGATCTTCAAAACAAAGTCAGCACCTTCCCACATATTGAATGGGTCGATAGGCTTCTCATCAGGAAACTGAGGCTTCATAGCAGCCATGATCTTATCAAAGATCTTCTTGCCAAAGCGATACAGTTTAACCTTACCTTCGTTCTCAGGTGCCAATTGGTCTGAGATAACCATTACGTTCGCAACATAGCGAAGGTTGCGTGAACGCGAGCTTACCAGCTTACGTTGAGCAGAACCATCTGCACTCTCGTTCCACATCTTAGAGTTCAACTCTGAAAGTGGATCTGCTTGGCCAAGAGTTGTCAACGACTTCTCAATGTACCATTGGCCAGTTGGACCTTTGAACGCGTGGTCCCAATAACGGACCCAAGGAACAGTGTTTTCTTCTTTACCAGGAAGAAAGCGAATAATAGCATAGCCATTGCCAGCTTTATCGCGAGTGGAATTCCAAAAGCGTTCGTCGGTGATGCGATCACGCGCACCAGTGGATTTCTCAGCTTCGCTAACGAGCTTTGAAAGGTCAGTACCACCGCGTTTTAGGTTTGCAAAAGACATGTGTAGTTCTCCGTATGTTTGAATATTTGAATGTTAGTATGATTAGTATAGAACATTATATAGGGTTAGTCAATAGGTAAAGTATTCTGTCTTGGAAGATAGTTTAGTTTCATTGCCTCCGCTTGAATCTTATCTTTGAGGATTGGAGTAATAAACTTTCGGACGTCTTCGATCTCAACTTCGTTGTCTTGACAAACTGAGATCACTGCGTCCATATAAGTTGAGTTTGTCGCTCGCACGACATCCTCAATTAGTTTTACGAATTTTTGTTTGGTCAGAAATTGCTTTTCTTCGATCATCGTCTTCCATTTCTTGTGTGTACACTCCAATGTCAGAGTACAATACACCAACAGATCTCTTAGGATGACCATTGGCATAATACGCCATACCACGACACACATATTTAATTTTGCTTTGACCTTTTTCTCCAAATTGGAGATCTAGGTAATGACCACTTCGGAGGTAATTCTCCAAGTTGGCAATATAAGTTTCAACGATTATATACTTTGCTCGTTCAGAGGATTCTTTAGAGTCCTTCATACCACGCATCGCACCCAACAGATCTTTGTTGGCACTAATCCACTTACGAACATTCTTCAAACTGAACGTATGATCATCAGGTAGATTTCGAACATCTGCATCAATCATCATGTTCTTTGATGGACCTTTGGCCGCACGAGCGGCTTCAAGACGAGCTATAGCAGCAGCCTTTTGTTCATCCGTCATTACTCGCCGTTTGCGAATTTGTTTAATAGGTTTCTTTGCAACTGCACCCATCAATGCAAGTGCATTCGTCTTCTTCGCTGCTTTGGTCGCTTGAGCTTTCGCTACACGCGCTGCGATCTGTTCCTTGGTTTGTGGCTGACGAGCCATTCACTTCTCCATCATATGTAACCATTGGCATAATTAATATACCATGTTTTGTATCAGAAGTCAACATCTTTGAGTTCTTTAATGGTGATTAATTCAATATCACCATCTTTAGCTTTACGTGTAGCAATGTAACCATCTTTAATTAAATGATCAATTGTTGCTTCAATGATTTTTTCATATTGTAGTCGAAAGTGTTGACGGTTAATCAGATAGCTGACGATAAAAATACCGCCAGCTGTAATGATAGTTGCCAATATAGGGTCGATGCCAAACATTATAGACCTCCGTTTAGTATTATTTAGGAGAACGAAAGTACATTCTCTACACGGAACGACCGAAACTCTTGTTTGTTGATATCAAACACACGAATTACACCATCGGCGTAATCTTTGCTAGTCTTTGGTTGTTTATTCTCAGGAATAAAATCAATATTCAAAGTACACTGCATATCACGTTCATCACCATTCACTTTGGTAAAGATTACACGACATGTTCGTGCACGTAGTTCAGTCACCATTTCATCACGAGTCATTCTAATTTCCTTTCAATCAAGTTTTCCAATTGTACAATCTTCTGATTGAGATCATACACAACATCTTCAAGTTTATCAACAGCAAACAGAAGACTTTTGACTTTGTCTTCTGTTTCTGCTAGCCTGACTTGCAGGCGAGGAAGATCAATCCCAGTCATTATCAAACCTCGTCGTTTCACGGAATGTCTCACCGTAGTACTGTTTAGCATACTGAGAAGAATCGTTCCACAGACGTTCGTCACGTTCGAACTTCTTGTCAAGTTCATGAACTTTTTGAACACGTTCCTCACGTTCAAACTTAGCTTGAACTTTAATCTTTTTTGCGAACTTCTCGTGTGCTTGACGAATCAAAGCCATACGTTCAGCAGTTGTTTGCATTTTCATACCATCCATTTAGATTTTCACTCCACCATATTCGCCAACGCTGTAGCGACCAATTTCAAACAAGTGAGCAGCAGCTTTAGCGACCTTTGCGGTGTTGTAGTAGTGTTGATCGATGAACTGTTCATCCTTACGGAACGTCACAGTCCAAGACCAATCTTCAACCTTGCGCCCGTTGCGCTTGACCTCAGACCACTCGCGAATCACTGTAGCTTTCAACATTGTCTGTTCTCCATTACTCATACACATAATATAATGGCTATCAACACGAATGTCAATAGCCATTTTTATTATTTTGAAAAAAAGATTTGTTTTATTTCAACAGTTTAGCAAGAGTCGCTGGACCAGCAACACCATCAGCGGTCAAACCATTTGCTTCTTGCCATGTTTTCAAAGCTGATTCTGTACCGTTTCCAAACACACCATCGGCTTCAAGACTCAGAGCTTCTTGCAACTTCTTGACTTGTGCACCGCGTGAACCCACTTTAAGTACCCGTGAGACTGCGCCAGATGCGGTAGGAACAACTGATTCAGTTGATGGTGTGGCTTGATGTACCTCTTTACCTGTAAGTACTGTAAGAGCGTGTTCGTAGTGTTTCTTACGATCTTCTAGGCCGATTGTGCCGCCATTAATCAACTTCGTCATTGCAACAATGTCGCTCGCATCAGCTGCTTTATTGATGTTACGACTGTTCCAATACCAACATGCTGACTCGATTGCACCTTCTTTGGATGTAACGTAACTAGCAACTTCTTCGGCAGACTTGTTTAGAGTCTTGCCAAAGTTGGTGTAGTTGTCACGGCCAGTCAACTGAATTACGCCTCGACCACGGAACAAGTATCCGTCACTAGGTTGAGTGTTGCCCATACGACCACCGTAAACAATGTTAGCAATCTTTTCAGGTTGCTTTGCATAGTCTGCTGCTTTACGCCCAGCTTTTACAAAGTACTTTGGGAAGATCTTGTCGAGCGTCTCGGCGCGATAGTGCAGGTTCTCCTCGAGCACAGTGAAATTATTTGACTCATGGCCACATTGAGCCAAGAATCCTGCAATACGTTCTGGTGTATCAATTTTATACTTTGGCAATACCTTAGCCATGGCCTTGTGCCATGCTTCAACTTCTTTGTTGCCTTTTAGAATAGCACTAACGTGCTCCAGTGTTAGGTTAAACGACATTCTTGCCCTCTTTTTGTTTCATGTAATCAAAATATGATGTCTGCTCTTCATTGGACCAGAGAGTCGCGACATTTTGCTCTCGAACATACTCTTCGATCCAACGAACGATGTGCTCGGACATCATATAGTTGTGCAGACCTGTGTATTTATCAACTTCATGCTTTGTCAGAAGATCCTGTAGGTCTTTTTGAAGAGGTTGTTTTTTCATCCGTCACGTTTCCAACTACGAATGAATTCGATTTTCTTCTCTTTTGGCCAATCACTTAGATAGTCATTATCAATATCAAACTTACTAAGCATCTGCTCTTCAGTAACAATCTCTGTATCGATAATTTGTTCACCAATGTGCATCTGCGAAAACTCATCTACTTCTTCGCTCGTGACACAATCGTCTGCCCACTCAATCTCATGCCCTTCAATAGGAACATCTGTGTTTAACTTCTGCAACTCATCAACAGGAATGCAATAACGCATACGGTAAGACGAGATGGCAGTTACAATTACATACTTAGTCATATCAATACTCCGATCCAGAGGTTTTATCAGTTCTAGTATATATAGCCAGCACTGCGAGAGCAGCGCGGATGGCTCGACCCACTACTACGTTGAACGATACGTCCTTTCCCGCAGCATCCTCGGCGGCATCGACCATCGCGTCGAACACAGGGCCACGTTCATTTAGTATAGTCTCAAGTGCGGCTATTCCCGCCTTGTCGAGTTTGGCTTCGGCGGCCAAAGCACGATTAGCCCATTCCTCTTTGGTGGCTGCTTCAATTCGGTAGTCACTCATGGCTCATACAACTCCCCTTTGTTAGCGTCCCACACCGCCTCAAACTCAGCGCCAAGAGGCTCGCCCTCCAGTTCAGCCAGCGCGCGGCCGGCGATTGCAGAGCAAGACCGATTAGCATGACGGCTGATCTTTTGCAGATACGTTGCCGCCTTGGCAAGTTTGGCCTCGACCCCTTCGGCGCGTTCATCCTTTACTTCGGGGATAGCGTCTACATCTGCGCGGAACTGCACTCTCCAAGACTGCTGAAAGTCACGCTCGAACGCGTCAATCATAGACAAAACATCACTGCGCTTGATCAGATCGTCACTCATTAGAAGTCCTCCGTTCCTTGATACACATCGGCGACAAACACGCCATTCTCACGCCACATCTTAACGACACGTGGACGATCATCAAACACTATATCAGGTTTCTTGCCAAAGTCAACAACAATCTGATCCAGCAGTTCTTTCTTGACGATATCATCGTGGCGGTAGTCATTATCTGCCCGCATGTACAGTTTTGACCATTCAATTCCCTGAGCAGTCAGCCACTCTTCTGTCCATTCACGAGTATCTTCACTACGACCAGAGCACAGGATGATTCGGTGCCCTGTGGCATCCATTTCGCGAGCAATCGTGCAGATCTGTTCAATCGGATCATCATTAACCATCTCAGACTTGAACATATTCCAGTTCTTTGGCTTTTGACGCCAGTAGTGGACACGGTGGCTCACATCAGCCAGTGTTCCATCGATATCAAAGCAAATCAGCATTTTTCTTCCTCTAAAGTATCACCTTTAACATAACACTCGTTGAGCAGTTTGTCAAGAGTTATCTTACCACAAAAGAGCCATCACTGCAATTATATGCTTCAATCAGTTCTGCAAACATTTTCGGTGTCATCGTTATAACTGAAGCCATGTCAGTGTCTTCAATATATTGACGAATGTAAACAACATCATCAAAAAGAATAACAGCGACATCTTCTTGTTCGCCGCTGTCATCTAAAACTGTGATTGATGAACTGTCAAACTCATGTTCAACACTAAACATTGTTAAACCCTTTTAAAGATAGAATGACCAAACCCACGAGTGTCACGTTTTACTTCTTTCCAACCCAATGGCATCAGCACTTTCAAAGCAACTGCGTGGTTCATTGGTCTATCATCAGTATCGTGAATAACAATGTACTTGTTTGTCATGGGGGCATGCAGAATTAACTCTTGCTCAACATGCCAGCCATGATGCAAACTGTCAACAAACAACAAATCACACTCAGTGATCTCTAACTCTGGATCTGTTGAACCAATCTCTTTTACTGATAGAATAACATCGTTATCTTGAGCAAACTGTTCAAACAAATGTAAGTTTTCGTTAAAGTTGGTCAGTGTAATATCGATAAGCTCGATATACTTTGGAGCCTGCAACATCACAGCCGCTGCAGTTGCCCCTTGGTTGATTCCCAACTCTTTATAAGTTTTACATTGCGTCATAAGATCAATTAGATCAGCGTGGTGAGACGTGTATAGCTGGCCATGAGCTTCTTTCTGAACAGCTACGATCTCGTCGTAGAACTGTTGCAAAGATGTACAATGTGTGAAGTCGCCTTTGATCATTCGTATTTTACCTCATTGCCATTTTCATAATAGTTAATCCCACAAAGATTCGTAATATTTTCCAAACAAACGGAAGCCGTTGCTCATACGCATTTGACCTTCTTTGTATGATTCATCGTACAAGTAGTCATTTTTAATTTTTCGATCAAATGACCAAATCATCTCGTCAATCACATAAGCCCAACGCTTCTCAATCAAGCTGTCGTGGTCTGGATCATCAGTGACAGGATGCCGCAAATCTGGTGGAACATCGTCATTGTCAACATAAGATGACCCGTGCTTCTGTTCTTTGAGCTTCTTCAACATAGGTGAAATGATAAGAGCAAGAGTGTCATCCATGCTCCAAAGGTCATAGTCATCGATGCGTATCTTGATCTTTTGTTCTTTAAGCAGATCAAAGACCCTGTTGATTGTATTGTTGTAGATCCAATCCAAGAAGTTTTCATACTTCTCTAGTAGGTGTTCAAAAGTGGTGGTGCTGTCAGTCCAATCGTGATTATACTTTTTGTTCATATAATCATAATGGATATGACTGTACCAATGCCGACGATATGGCCCGATGTATACTTTCATTTGCCGCTTCCAAGATTGCTACTACCACCAAAATAAGGACCTGTGTCCCCCGAAGTGATTGTACCACTGATCCCACCACTCCATACGTTCCTAAAGGTTGGGCACGCTTGATCACAGCAAACATAACCCATTACACCCCCCAAATTAATGCCGCACTTTGAGCAGCTTACAACGCCAGGCCATACAGGTTGCGTAGGTGGTGTGGTAGGCATAGGTCGAGGGAATGGAGTGGGCAACGGCTGAGGATACGGAAACGGGTTATCTTGGGTTGGGTATTTAATGTGTGGTACTGTCGTAACAGTTAAAGGAACAGGTTGTTTAGACCCCTCTCTGACCCCAGCATTGTATGCAGCGTGCAACCAATCTTTGCCTCTACCTAAAAAAGGATGGCAGAAAACAAAATCGTCAATAAATCTATCACGCCGTGTTCCGGCGCCTTCTTGTTCATCAAACCATTCTTCAAACGTCATTCCATGCAACTCCCACTAATATCCCGTCTTTGACTTTCATTTGACGCCTCCAATATTACTACTTTCAGACAAGCATCGCATCTCAGGGTTAAACTCGATAGTGTTACCTTCAACATCGTCT